GAAGTTATGCTGAAAAATTTAAGCCGAGAAATAATCTTGTCCACCACAGATGAACAGCTCTGGTTTGATCAGATCAGTTTGATCGAGTACGGCGTGCAATATCTTCGAGCATGTAATTGTCAATTTTACATGATCAGTTTAGACGGTCTGACTCCAATGATACATCGTTGTTTGGAACAATATACACGGTATCCTGAATATTGTTATGCGCCAGACTGGCAAATTGACATTGGCACCGATGGGTTACATCCTGGGCCAAAAAGTCACGAGCTACTTTATCAGACATTAACGGAAAAATTCTGCTGACTCAGAGACGTTGACTTCTACTTATTAATTCATTATAATGTCTACTATGGCTAATTTATTCAATAAAGCAATACTGTTTACCGACATACATTTTGGACTCAAATCAAACAGTTTGGTTCATAATTCTGACTGCGAAGAGTTTGTATCGTGGGCTATCGACCTGGCCAAAAAAGAAGGATGCGATACTGGATTCTTTTTAGGAGACTGGCACCATCATCGTGCTAGTTTAAACCTACAAACTATGAATTTTAGTTTGCGTAGCTTGGAACGACTAAGTCAGGCGTTCGATCAATTTTTCTTTATTCCTGGCAACCACGACCTGTATTATCGCGACAAAAGAGATATTCACAGCGTAGAGTGGGCTCGACATTTACCAAATATTCAAATTTGCAATGATTTTGTAAACACAGACGATGTAGTTATTGCTCCTTGGCTAGTAGGAGATGACTACAAGCGCATTCAAAAGATGAGCGCCAAATATATGTTTGGGCATTTTGAACTTCCACATTTTAAAATGAATGCCATGGTAGAGATGCCCGACCACGGTGAACTTAAATTAGACAACTTTGGAAATTTTGGGCAGGTATTCAGCGGCCATTTTCATCTTCGCCAACAAAAACGCAACATCAACTATATTGGTAACTGTTTTCCACATAACTTTGCCGACGCCGGTGACGACCAACGAGGTGCTACTATACTTAAATGGGGCAGTGATCCAGAATATCATGCTTGGCCAAGGCAGCCGTTGTATCGTGTATTAAATTTAAGTCAGATCATCGATAACCATGCCAATTTGTTACAACCGCGCATGCATGTGCGAGTGCAATTGGATATTGAAATCAGCTACGAAGAAGCAAACTATATCAAAGACACTTTTATACAGCAATATAATCTTAGAGAAATGGCATTGATATCTAATAAAAATTCTTCAGTAGAGACTGACATGGCGCCAGGCGATATTAAATTTGAAAGTGTAGACCAAATTGTGACTGACCAGATTACTGCCATCGAAAGCGAATTTTATGATCCAAAACTTCTATTACAAATATATCAGACTCTATGAATATTTTAATTTGTGGGGATAGTTTTGCTGCCAATTACAATGCAGCTGGTGTTTTAGAATATCCAGGGTGGCCTCAGATTCTAAGCAAGAATCACAATATAACTAATCTTGCACAAGCAGGATGTTCCCAATATAAAATCTATTTACAAATACAAAAAGCTCAGCTGTCAACGTTTGATAGAGTGATAATTTTTCACACCAGTCCTTATCGTATATACATCAAGGATCATCCGTACTTAAAAAATACCCAACTGCATTATGCTAGTGATTTAATATATAATGATATAGAAAATCAATCGCCATTCGAAGATCAACAATTGTTAGTGAAATTTTTTAAAAAATATTTTGATTTAGAACATGCTGAATTTATACATCAGTTGATTTATGAAAAAATTGTAGCTATAATGTCTACAGTTCCAACTTTTCATGCTGGTATTAATTTACCAAACTTAACACTTGATACCAGCAACATATTTAAAAAACATCGTGGCAATGTAAACCATTTTGACAAAGTGGGTAATCAAATTATAGCACAGAATATTTCTAACTGGATCAATTGCGTATGATTTATATTGACGGGGGTAGTAATACTTACGGTGACGAGTTGTCAGACCGAACTAAACAGGCCTGGTCATTTTTGTTGGAAGAAAAATTAAAAATGCCAGTGAACAATGTTGCGATCAAAGGAAAGTCTAACCAACACATAGTTTTTGATCTCATAAACTATTGCAGCCACAGCCGCCCAGAATTGGTCGTCATTGGCTGGGTTAACTTGTCAAGAAAAATGTTTGTTCGCAGAGAAACTAATTTTTTAGTTGACATTACTGCAACATCTTCCAACAGTGTTTTTCATTCGGCTAAAGAAATGAAACAGTTTCAACATTTGTTATTTAAATACTGGAGTAATTATCTACATGACATGTGGAATTTTTTACATCAAATAGTGCTGGTGCAAAAATTTCTTAGCTCGTTGTCTATTCCATACTTGATGTTCAATGATTCAGACCATAATGACATTTTAGATTTACTAAACATTTCAAGCAGTGATGCTAAAATTAAAGATAGATTATTAGATGCATTTGATAATACCAATGACCAACAAATTTTAGACATTGAAGAATCAATAAACTCTGTTTATAAATTAATTGACCACAAAGATTTTTATGACTTTTCATGGAATCTCAGAAGCTTATTTAATTATTCTGGTCATCCAACCGCCGAGCACCATCAATCTATGTTAAATTTCTTACTACCAATGGTTACCGCACGACTATGATACAAATTAAAAATCTCACAGTACGAAATTTTATGAGTGTGGGTAATGCTACCCAAGGCATTGACTTTGATCGACGCGATTTGACTTTGGTGCTGGGCGAAAACCTGGACCTAGGTGGCGATGGATCACGCAACGGTACAGGTAAGACCACAATCATTAATGCACTCAGTTATGCCTTGTATGGCACAGCACTCAGTAACATACGCAAAGATAATCTAGTAAACAAGACCAACGGCAAGAACATGTTGGTCAGTTTGGACTTCTCTGTTGCTGGACAACAGTATCGCCTCGAGCGGGGTCGCAAACCTAATGTGCTTAAATTTTATGTCAACAATCTCGAACAAGAGATCACAGATGATTCTCAGGGCGATTCAAGAGAAACACAAAGCACAATTGAACGCACTTTGGGTCTCAGCCACGACATGTTCAAGCATATCTTGGCCTTAAACACCTATACCGAACCTTTCCTTAGTTTGAAAGCCAACGATCAGCGTACTATTATTGAACAGCTATTGGGTATTACTATGCTGAGTGAACGTGCAGAAAAAATTAAAGACCTCAACCGTTCAACAAAAGATTCAATTACACAAGAAGAATTTCGTATTCGTGCTGTACAAGAAGCCAACAAGCGTATCGAAGAACAGATTGAAAGCCTGCGTAAACGACAAAAAATGTGGATCACTAAGCAAGCAGAGGATGTTGCAAAACTTGAATCTGCTGTTGCCAGTCTTGAGCATATTGATATTGATGCAGAAATTGCTGCACACAAGGCGCTAACAGAATATAACAATCTGGTTAAAGAACTTGCCGATGCAACCAAGTCATTGGCCAGAGCTCGTCTTGACGAATCTCGCGAACGCAAGGATGCTGATAAGATTGCGGCTGAACTAGCTGCGTTAGTAGATCATAAATGTCATGCTTGCGGACAAGATCTGCACGACAAAAATCACGACGCCATTATTGCTGCTAAACAAGATGAATTTGATAAAGCCTGTGTCGAAGTTGACCTAGCTGGTCTTGCAATCATGGAACTAGAAAACGAGTTAGAAGATCTTGGTGAGACCGGACTGCAACCACAAGTATTTTACGACACGCTAGAAGATGCACTCAATCATCGCAACAGTTTAGAAGCACTACGCAAAGAACTTACAACACGATCGGTAGAAACAGATCCTTACGGCGAACAAATTGCTGAAATGCAAAATCAAGCACTCCAGGAAGTTACTTACGATACAATGAATTCGCTTACTCGCCTACAAGATCATCAAGACTTCTTACTCAAGTTGCTGACCAGCAAAGACAGTTTTATACGCAAGAAGATCATTGAACAGAATCTTAGCTATCTAAATGCTCGTCTCACACACTATTTGGATCGCATTGGCTTGCCGCATACAGTGATATTTCAAAATGATCTTACTGTGAGCATTGAGGAATTGGGTAGAGAATTAGACTTCGATAACTTGTCAAGGGGCGAGCGTAACCGACTTATACTAAGTATGAGTTGGGCCTTCCGCGATGTGTTCGAAAGCCTGTATCAACCCATTAATGTGTTATTCATTGACGAAATGATCGACAGTGGACTAGACACACAAGGCGTAGAAAACAGCCTAGCACTGCTGAAACAGATGAGTAGAGAAAGACACAAGAGTATCTGGTTGGTTAGTCATAGAGACGAACTGGCCGGGCGTGTGGAAAATATTCTGCGTGTGGTCAAAGAAAACGGTTTTACTAGTTACAATACGGATGTAGACATTGCGTGAATTAAAAGTATTACATGTTGAACCCACTGATGTTTGCCAGTTGGCTTGTCCTGCTTGTGCAAGAGAGGTCGACACGGAATTTGACAAAACACAAAAAAATCATCTTACTGTTGATCAAATACAGCAACATTTCTCAATTGAACAAATTGCAAATTTAGACAAAATGTTCATGTGCGGAGACTACGGAGATCCAGCTGCTGGACGTCATACGTTAGAAATTTATCGCTGGGTCAGAAGTATCAATCCTGATATTGTGTTGGGGATGAATACCAATGGTGCGTTGCAAAGAATTGAGTGGTGGCAAGATCTTGCTGTCATAATGAATCAACCGCAGGATTATGTTGTATTCAGTATTGATGGGCTTCAGGACACTAATCACATTTATCGTGTTAATTGCAATTGGTCTAAGCTAATGAAAAATGCTCAGGCGTTTATTGATGCAGGCGGTCCAGCTCACTGGGATATGTTAGTATTTGGGCACAATCAAAATCAGGTTGATGCAGCGGAACAGTTAGCACGTAGCATGGGATTTACTTGGTTTCGAGCCAAAGTCAGTAAACGTCCTTTCCCGAATCAATTAGAATTTCCCGTGGGATGGTATAGTCCCAGTGAAAATAATGGGTCAATACATTGTCACGCCTTGGCGGATCAAAGTATCTATATAGATGCTCAAGGACGGGTCAGTCCCTGCTGTTGGTTAGGCAATAGACAAAGTAATTTTGTCACTGACTTCGAGTTAATAAAAGCCACATGGACTACTGCAACTCCAAATCTTATTTGTAAAAAAAGTTGTTCTACCAACAAAGAAAAAACAAATTTTAATGCACAATGGCAAAGGGAGATTCAACTGTGATAGCTTGGGATCATTGGCATATAGAACTATCGAGTATTTGTACACTGAAGTGCCCGCGGTGTCCCAGGGCTGAATTGCCAGAGAGTCTGTTGAATCGACAATTGACTCTTAAATTTTTTCAAGAACAAATTGGCGAAAGCACAGTTAAACAAATTAAAAAAATAACATTCTGCGGTAACGACGGAGATCCTATATATTGCAAGGACTTTGTAGAAATATGCGGTTGGCTTAAACAAACAAATCCCATGATCCAGTTGGTTATTATTACTAACGGAAGTTATAAGCCTACTGCTTGGTGGAAGGAGTTGGCTCTCACACTTGACGAAAATGACGAAATTAACTGGAGTATTGACGGATGGGATCAATCTAGCAATGAACAATATAGAGTTAACTCTAATTGGTACAGCATTGAACAAGGAATTCGAACATTTTTTTTAAACAATTATACTACCTATCGAGTTTGGGCCGCTATTGCATTTAGGTTTAATCAAGATTTTATTGCCTACCAGCAACAGTTAGCATCTAGCATGGGTTTTGATCTTTATCAATTAACCAAAAGCACTAAATTTGGCAGCAAGTATCCTGTGGCATATGGCAAGAATGATTTATTAGAACCTACCAAAACTGAATTAGTATCTAGTAGTCATAGATTTGAACGTACTCAACATCAACTTTCAACTAAAATACGGCCAGGGCAGGAACTAAAGAAAATCTATTTTCAAAGAGCAGAAGATCTTGTTAAGAATACACAGCAGGCAGGTATCTGTTTAATTGGTAACAAAGGTGTATTTTTAAGTAGTCAAGGAGAATTTTATCCTTGTTGCTGGACTGCCAACAGGTATGAACACAATTCAGTATGGCATCATTTGGCATCTACTCAATTTAATCTTAATAATCGTACATTTACAGATATTATAGGTGATTCATATTGGTCTACTGAATTTTTAAAATTTGATAGTTTAGAATGCACTACAAAATGTACAAGAGATAAATTAACAGATATGCATCATGTTACCGAATGGTAATTTTATGCCATTGCTGGCCTACTGTCATAACTATGCATATGACTTGGTATTATGGTGGACAAGAGATTACTGAACTTCCCGATGATTGTGTTGGGTTTGTCTACTTGATTACTTGTGTTACAACCGGCAAGATGTATGTGGGCAAAAAGCTTGCAAAGTTTGCAAAGACCACGTATAAAGTAGTAAAATTAAAGAATGGCACTAAAAAACGTAAAAAAATTAGAAGCAAAATCAACTCAGACTGGCAACAATACTACGGCAGCTCTCCCAATCTCACAGAAGACATCAATCAGCAAGGCACACACAATTTCAAACGCGAAATATTATACTACTGTAAATCACGATCTGAATGCTCATACGTAGAAGCACGTGAACAATTTTCACGTCGAGTGCTGGAATCAGATGACTACTATAATGGTCACATCCAGTGCCGCATCCACGGATCACATATAAAAAACAAAATCTAACAGGCAACTAACGGCAGTAACGACCAGCACCAGTCTACATCGGGTGCCCTAAACCTGGACGAAAGTCCCAGGGATGGAAGTCTTCTCGCTGCAAGAAGCACTCAATCACTATCCTTAACAGGACGAAGATCACAAAATGCTGTGGTTTGATTGTTTGAAAAGATAAAACAAAGCAAAAAGGAAGGGAGAAAAACCCTGCGCTTGTGCATACGACTGCGTGTGTGTACAAACTGCCGTTGTATAAGACGGAGCTCGAGGTACCGGACAACCGCCTCTGTAATGCTCTAACGCCAGTGTGGTGAAGTAGACTCAGATGAGGTCGACCATTTTCTTAGCCCTGTGCGGGCTAAGTGTGGCTCATAGTTCTAGATGAGATACTTACAACTGCTCTTTAGCAATACTTGATTTTGAAATAATGTTGTGAGCGATAGCGAAACAACAGATGAACTGCGTTCATCTTATAACTGA